TCTGACAAGTAGTGAAATAGGTCACAATGTGGTCTCGGACGCTCCAACCAACGCGTATATAGTTAGTAGAACCAGAAAAAGTGTGGGAACCATTAAAGGAGGGCCACCAGACTGCCGCCAGGCAGGCTGAGACAACCCCCTGGGCCACCTACTGGTGGTTACGTACCAACGTAACCAACCCCGGAACCTCCCTTCGGGGGTCGGTTCCGGCCGGGACAAAGGGAGGCCGGGGCCGACGACTACGGTCGTCGTCCGGAGAACCCCCTAAAGGGTTCTCCTACGGCTCGGATCTTCGATCCTCGTAGCTCACTCCGTTCGTCGCTCGTTCGGAGCCCCCTTCGGGGCTCCTCACTCACTCCTCACTTCGTTCGGGGGCTCGGATGTCTTGGTCTTCCTCCGATCGAAAGCACCGCCTTCCGCCCGATTGGGGGGCCATATGCAAGCGGATTCTCAGCCGCGACAACTACACCTGTCGACTTAGACTCCTCGGCTGCCTCGACACAGCCTCCGAAGTCGACCACATCATCCCGAATGACGACCATTCGGACGAAAACTTACGAGCGGTATGCAGATTCTGCCACTCGAAAAAGTCATCCGCTGAAGGCCATGCCCGCCAGCGGGAACTTAGAGCCAGGAGAAAGCGACCACCCGAACGCCACCCTGGAATTAGATGACGGCCAGGTGCCGTCCTAGCCCAGGAGGCATCGATGCGCGGATTGTCAGGACCACCCCCGGAGAGATCTGACCAAGTTGTCAGGCGAAACAAGCGGGACGTACCTATTGAGAAGGTTACAGCGATAGGTGCTGTGCAAGTTCCAGAACTAGACATAGAAAACGCGCACCCCTTCGTCGTTGATATTTACGAATCGATTGGTAAATCTGCACAATCCAGGTATTACGAACCTTCCGATTGGCAGTTCGCTCGTCTCACCATGTACGCGCTAAACGAAGAACTGAATGCGGTGTATCAATCTGGCGACAACAAAGGCAAGAAGAAGCCTCTTGGAGTAATGAAACTTCAAGTTCTGAACCAGATGATGTCCACCCTCCTGCTTACAGAAGGCGACCGTCGACGGGTTCGGATGGAAGTCGAACGCAATACACAGACCGGCCAAGAGGGCGGCCAGGTCCTCACGATGGCCGACCACTTCAAACAAGTACTCGGCGCACAAACCACATAAGCCCGGACCCGGACGGGGTTAGTCCCAGTCACCCTCTCGACTGCGAGCGCACGCTACCGCGCTCCCCCTCCGGGTCCGATCAGCTTCTCTCGAAGGGAGATCCATGTCCGATATTGGGCTAAGGCCAGAAGGCAGCACCCTAGTCCTCTGGAAGGGACGGGATTTCGCTTGGAACTTCGAGCTGGTTGACGAGAACAAGCATCCGGTCGACTTCCCGGACGGCCAGATGTACTTCGAGCTTCAGACCGGTGGAGAGCACAACGCCCTTCAAAAGGTCACTGTCACAGGTGCTAACGGTGGAACGTACAAGCTCGGTTTCGGAGGTCAGTGGACTGACCCGATCGACTACAACGACGTCGTAGAGAACCCCCAGAACCTCTCTGGCGACATCACCGACGCGCTGGAAGCTCTTTCCACCATCGGCGCGGGAAACGTCAATGTACAGCCCTCCAGCCTTTACCCCACGTGGGAACTGGACATCAACCTCGAAGTCGGACACGTGCTCACGGAGCAGATGGTCAACACCATCAACGCAACGCTGAACGGTTTCTTCGCCACGTTCGAGGATCTGTTGGGCGTCGACATCGACTTCACGATCCACGACAACCTGAACTTCGTCATCAAGATCACCTCTACCAAGTCGTTCGATGAGGTGGGTCTGATCACGTTCGCCACCGACATCACCTCCACGATGATCGTCAACGCGTTCAACGCCGTTGCGTCACTGGTTGGTGTGTTCGACACAATCCACCTGGACTTCTACTGGACCCACACGTACCAGGTGATGTTCATCGGTGAGCTTGGCAACGACGTACAACCCGCCCTAGCGGTGGACGACGCAGATCTCGATGGTGTGAACGGCTACGAGGACGTCTCCGTGACGATCGTCAAGCCCGGAAAGCACCCGCTTACCTTCTGGTACTTCGAGATCGAGGATTCGTTGGCTCATATCAAGATCGAATCCGAGGAAACCGACAAAATCGCTGACCGATGCCTCTGGCAGCTGGTGTTTCTACCTGATGGTGAACCCGCTGGCGGTGAAGGTATCGACGCCGGAAGGGTTTCACGAGTCGGATGATCATCGAATCAGTTCTAGGTGATGTTGGTGATCGCCTACTAGCTGTTCCTGGACCCCAAGGCCCTCGTGGGCCGCAGGGCTCGGGCGTGGAACTAGACGGCCAGGTAGCCACATACGAGGATCTGCCGACTTCTGGAGTACCCGTAGGTGCCTCCTGGGTTGCAGACGGCAAGATATACAAGCTCACCGAAGACGGATGGCCCCCAGAGGAAGACGGTATCCCGTTCCAAGGCCCGCAGGGTGAAACGGGTGCGACCGGAGCCACAGGTCCCACCGGACCTACCGGCCCTAAAGGCGACAAGGGTGACACCGGAAACACCGGTGCTACCGGATCGCAGGGTATCCAAGGAGTGAAGGGCGATACCGGTGACACGGGTCCAGAAGGACCCCAAGGACCACAAGGCGACACCGGAGAAAAGGGTGAGACCGGAGATACTGGACCCACGGGAGCCACTGGCCCCAAGGGAGATACGGGAGACCCCGGACCCCAAGGTGATCCTGGAGAGGTCACAGAGGCAGAACTGTCCGCTGCGGTGTCAGCGGCTATCGCAACTATCGTTGATGGCTCTCCGTCGACGCTGGACACCCTAAACGAGCTTGCAGCGGCGTTGGGTGATGACCCGAACTTCGCCACTACGATGTCGACAAACATCGGCCTGAAAGCCGATAAGACAACTACGATCTCGGCGGGTACAGGTCTGACCGGAGGTGGCAGCCTAGCGGCCAATCGCACGCTGTCAGCCGACTTCGGAACCAGCGCTGGCCAGGTATGCCAGGGCAACGACGCGCGTCTTTCGGACTCGCGCACCCCAACCTCACATACGCACGACGCTTCCGACGTCAACGGCGGTACGTTCTCGATCAGTCGCATACCCACGGGTACCTCGAATACGACTGTCTGTATCGGAAATGACTCGCGGTTGTCCGACGCCCGTACACCAACCACTCACACACATACGGCCAGTCAGGTCACGGATTTCAGCACCGCTGCCGACGCACGCGTAGCCGCTGCCGTAGGTGTAACGGTGCAGGCGTACGACTCAGATCTGACAGCGTTCGCAGCCAAAACGGCCCCTTCCGGGGCCGTAGTCGGTACTACCGATACCCAGACGCTGACGAACAAGACCCAGACGAACCCCACGATCAACAACTTCACCGAAGGTGTTGTGGCGATCGGAAATACAAGTACTGCGAAGACCATCGACCTAACCAACGGGACAGTGCAGACAGCGACCTTAACGGGCAACTGCACATTCACGATGCCCACGGCTACGGCTGGTAAGTCGTTCACACTTCTGTTGAAGACAGGTGCCGGAAGTTTCACCGCCACGTTCACAAGCGTCAAGTGGCCCACAGCCGGGGCACCGACTATCACCGTAACCGCAAGCAAGATGGACCTTTTGACGTTCTTCGCAGACGGCACCAACTGGTACGGGGCCTACACACAGGGGTACACGCCTTAGATGTTTTCCGCCCGTAACGCCATGATGACGATCTACGTTCCGTCGTCCAGCCCGGTCCAGATCATAGGTACACCGATCGCCAGTACAACCGGTTCCGTGACCATAGGCACCCACCAGGTTGGGGACCTAATCGTGCTGGCCGCGTTTGATGCTCAGAACACAGCACCCATTAAGCCATCGGCAGGCGGGACAGTACCGGAATGGAACATCGTTGACGGTACCAACACCAGCTCTGGTCAATCGTGTATTACCACGGCGCAGTTCAAGGCCACGGCCACCAACACAACTTCGGGTTCGTGGACGTGGGCAGAGCAGATGATCGCGGTGGTACTGCGTGGACAGAACGCAACGACCCCGATTGGTGGTCACTCGTCCGTGGGTGGACAAGGCGTGAACATTACAGCGCCCCCCGTGACGTTGGACCACACAGATGGATCGTCCATCCTGTTGCACTTCCACTCATCCGCGTTCCTTAACGGCGGTGTTTGGAGTTCTGCACCGGCTGGATACACGCGCAGAGTTGTTGCGGGACCGGCAAGTTCCCGATCACTCCTACTCAATACCAAGGATTCAACAACCACAGATGGAGCGGTCACGCAGCCAGACGGATCGTCTGGTTGGGCGTGGGCTGCGGCGACCGTGGAAGTCAAAAACTGACTAAGGAAGTACCCAGATGGGCGTTATCGGCCAACCACACAATTACCGGGAACGCCTTCTTTCTATCCCCGGCGCGCCCGGACTCACCGGTCCAGCGGGTCCTGTTGGACCACTAGGACCAGTCGGTCCTGCAGGACCTACAGGCCCAACAGGACCTACCGGTCCTGCAGGACCCAAGGGGGACGGTCTCACACTCGATGGCACCGCTGCCGACTTGGCTTCGCTGCCCGCAGCCAGCTCCCACAACAACGAAATGTGGGGTGTCACCGACACCGGAAAGTTCTACGTATCCAACGGGTCTACGTGGTTCGAGGTCGAAGTCAAAGGACCGCCTGGAGACACTGGCCCAGAGGGACCGGAAGGCCCACAAGGCGATCCAGGACCTACCGGCCCGACAGGACCTACGGGACCTTCCGGGGCTAGTACGTGGGACGAAATTGACGAAAAGCCTGCTCTTGTAGAAGGTGCCGACAACTCCGGTCCCCTGTCCCTCACGCTGTGGGTTGGTACAGAGGCCCAGTACACCACCATCGCAACAAAAGATCCGACGACGGTCTACATAAGGACTCCGTAGTGGCTGGGATCTCTGTTGGGTCATCAGACGCTTCGAAGGTAGCTTCCGGGGCAACTGAGGCAACGAAAGTAAGCCTAGGCCCCACCGACGTGTGGACAGCGTTCACGGCCATCACCGAAAACAACATTCCGCGTACCAATTACCCCACTCCCTACGGCGCTACTGGTGCTTGGGTCACTCTCCAAGCAGCAGGCGGCGCGGGAGGCGAAGGGGCTACAGGTTTGTGGACCGCCAACTCAGGCGGTGGTGGCGGTGGCCGCATCGCGCGCACGTGGATTCCCGTAAGCGAGATGGGTCCGACTTACAGCGTTACGCAGGGAAAGGGTGGTAAGGGCGACGGAGGTGACTCCACGTTCTCCAGCGGCCCGATCACTCTGACTGCCAAAGGCGGTAAGAAAGGTTCGTCCGGCGCGACAACCGTTGGATCATCACCCTTTACGATCGCTGGTGGCGCTGGTGGCACTTATTCGGTTAAGGGCATGTCCGGCGTACTCGTCTACCCCGGCTCCCCCGGTGGCGACGCAACCAGCACAGTAACCAGCCCAGGTTCCAACAACGCCAACAACGCAGGCGCGGGCGGTGGTGCAGGCGGTCCGTACAGCTCGGACAACACCAAAACCCCCGGCGGGGCGGGTGGTAACTCCACCACCGTCACAGGCGGCGCGGGCGGTACCGACTCAGTCAAACCCGGTGTAAAGCCCTCTAACTCGACTATCCCTGACGCAGGCGCAGGAGGCGGCGGTGGCGCTGGTGCGTGGTTCGCTCCAGGCGGTACCGGAGCTGATGGCGGCATGTTCGGCGGCGGCGGTGGTGGTGCAGGCGCGGGTAACACGGTAGCGCTGTCCGGGAAGGGCGGGGACGGGTTCACCAAGATCGAATGGACCGCCGAGAGTATCGAATACATCCGGGTCAGCGTCGCGGTCACAGAGGTGACCCAGACCGTGATCAAGGTTCAAGTGAACGGCTTACCTCCCGACGCAGGGACCGTAACCGGGTACAACTTCTACAAGAACGGCGTGAAAGTCACACCCACGCCTCAAAGTTCCCCCGAGTACACGTTCGCCGCGTTGGATTCCAACTCCACGTACACCCTCACAGCCACAGCGGTTTCGAGTGGTACCGAGTCGTCTCCGTATGACGCGGTCACCGTACGAACGTTGTCCGATGGTGCGTTGTCGTTGGAAGACAGAACGGCTATCGACAACATCGTGGCTACGTGTATGGCCGAGGATAACCAACCCGGCGTGATGATCTCGGTGAGCGGCCCTAAGGGCAGCTACACCAAAGCGTATGGGGTGTCCCCGGCATCACCCGCGATCACTTCGTACCCGCTGTCTGTTAACCACAAATTCCGAATAGGCAGCCTGACCAAGTGGTTCCTCGGCACAGCCGTTTTGATGCACGTAGACAGAGGCATCTTGTCTCTGAACGACACTCTGGAAAAGTGGATTCCGGGTATGCCGGACGGCAGGAACATCACGATTAGACACCTATTGGGCATGCGCGACGGCCTGTTTGAGTTCCAGGCAGGCAACATCGGCATACTCCCCTACGGCGTCTTCATGTTGTTCTTCCCGACCAACCCGATATCACCGGCTACACAGATGAACATCATCAAGAGCCACCCGGTCAACTGGCCTTCCGGAACGAACTTCGCCTACCACAACTCTGGCATGATTGTGTTGGGCCAGATCCTCGAAGCGGCGACGGGTCGACGGATTAGAGACATCCTCAAAGAGGACATCATTATCCCGCTGGGCCTAACCGAAACGTCTTGGCCGGACAGTGCCAACATGCCAGAACCGTACACACGCGGTCTGGGACCGGGTATATCCGGGATGCAGGACTGGACCGTGGTCAACCCCGATTACGTCGGATGTGCGGGCGCTTTGGTGTCGACCATCGACAATATCCAGCGTGTGGGACAGGCGATGCGCGATGGCTGGGGCATCAGCCCCGAGCTGCACGAGTACCGCGAGGACATCACGGTCTACTCGTCGGATGTCTGGCCGTACGAGGGTCCGTCGTACTACGGCTACGGCCCTGCGTACTTCAACATCGCCGGATGGTTTGGACATGCCGGATCGGTCTCGGGGTACAACTGCACCTGCTACTACGACCCGGTGTCCGGGGCGGTGTTCGCAGGGATGGAGAACGTTCAATCTAGTGGCGTGGCAATCGAATCGAAGATCCAAATCCGAATCTGCGAGTACCTGTACCCAGGTACCACGACGGTGGAGCAGCCCTTCGATCCAGCGTTACGACATCACTAACAACTGAATACGCCCCTACGGGGGCACTGGAAGGTATACCCCCGGCTGGGGTACCCGGTCTTGAAAACCGGTAGACGGTAACCAATCCGGGGGTTCGACACCTCTACCTTCCGCGCTGGTTTGCGGTAAACCACGGGGGCCTGTGCACGGGTGGCTCATCTCCGATCTAAAACCGCACTGTCGACGTAGCTCAATTGGTAGAGCAGTGGTCTCCAAAGCCACCGGTTGCAGGTTCGAGCCCTGCCGTCTTCGCCATGCGGTCGGCCCCCTTTCAGAGGGGGACCACCGCGCCAACCCTGTGTAGCTCAACTGGTTAGAGCGGCGGTTTGTGGTACCGCAGACCCAGGTTCGAGTCCTGGCACGTGGACCAACTACCCACATCGAGAGGAAACCATGAATTACCTTATGTCGCTGCTCATTACAGCGTTCCTAGATTACATCAAGAAGAACCCCGAGCAGGCAGACGAACTCGGAGACTGGTTGGTCGACAAGTTCTTCGCCAAACTACCGCAGGCGGTGGACAAACTAACCGATGCGTTTCCAGGGCAACTGGACGACAAGGTGTTTGACACTCTGGCGCAGCGGTTCGCTAACGCCCTAAACAAGGTCATCCCTGGACTGGGAGAGATCCTGAAATTCTTCAAGTAGGAGAAACCATGCTTAGTCGGTTGCGCCGCAAAGTAGATGAGTGGCTGGCCGCTATCTGGTGGTCGTACTAATGCCCCGCACCGTAAACGGGAACTCGTTCACGGAAAACGGTTGGCCTATGGCCAGCGCTGAGGAGACAAACTGGGTCACGGTGCCTGGCACGAACGTGACCCTGCAAATTCAGAAGGGCCAACCCACCCAGATTCTTAGGGCGTGGGCTGCCGACTACAACGCTTTTGTAGAACCACTCCGCGACCCAGATTCTGCCAGCTGGACCGAGTCCAATTCGGTTTTAGGACAACCGGGTAAGAACAACGGTTCCAACCATCTTGGCGGTACCGCCTTGGACCTAAACTGGAACAGCCACCCATTCCGGGTCGACTACGCAGGCTACACCCCGCAGATGATCGCGGTAATGCGGGAGATGCTCGACTTCTACGAACAAACTGTGTTCTGGTCACAGGATTGGAACGACCCTAAAGATGCCATGCATCACCAGATGGGTTACAACACCTACCAGAACCCGCATACCGCAGACTTCATCGCCAGAAAGATCCGTGCCGATGGTTTTTCTACTTTCCGCCGTGGATCTGAAAGTCCTTCTACGGGTGCTGCTTCTGTCCTTGCAGCGGCCACTGGTCTCAGCCTCGCTCGGGCTACTGAAATTCTTGGCCCGGTTCGCGAAGGGTTGCAAGCGTCTGGTTGCACGAGTGTAAATCGGATCGCTATGTGGCTGGCGCAAGTCGGACACGAGTCGGGTTCGTTCGTCTACACCGAAGAGATCGCCTCCGGCGCCGCGTATGAAGGCCGTTCTGATCTGGGCAACACTCAGCCGGGGGATGGGGTGCGGTTCAAGGGTCGCAGCTGGATTCAGATCACCGGACGCAACAACTACGCGGCGTTCTCCCGTTGGGCCAATACCAACGGAATCGTCCCTTCTGTTGGTTTCTTCGTTGAGAACCCAACAAAACTTGCGGAGTTGCAATACGCCGGGGTTGGCGCGGCCTGGTATTGGACGGTGGCCCGCCCGGACATCAACGCCCTGTCTGATCGACAGGACTTGGAGACGGTCACTCGCCGAATCAACGGCGGCACCAACGGCCTAGCCGATCGCCGTGAACGGTTTAGCCGCGCACTTTTACAGGGCGACGCGCTTCTACAACTAATTTCCGCCGAAGAGGATGACTGGCTGAACATGCCTAGTAACCAAGAGAAGCTGGACTTCATCTACAACGAGCTAGCCAAGAAGGGTCCGTCACGTTCCTTCTTGGCCCCAGATTCCAATGAGCTGGACACGATGCTCGGGTTTGAGTACAACATCGATGGCAACGCCTGGAACAACCTGAACGTGTGGGCGTACATCCTTAACGTCCCGTACGCGGTTGAGGCCGTGGAGCGCGTCGCCAAAGACGGGGTACACCCCAAGTCCTACGCAGCGACCAACCCGTTCGTAGCAGAGTTTGGCCAGGACTTCTGTAAATCACTAGTCGAGTTCCGCAAGATGCTCTGGGACGTAATGTCCAAGGCCCAGAATGCCTCTTAGCCTCGGAGACCGTAATGAAACGGTCCGGGAGTGGCGCCGGGTTATGGCTGCCCGGTTCGCGGGCTACGCCCGCGTCCGTGGTGAGCTACCAACCAACACAGACGAGTTCGGAGCCCGCGCCCGTGCGTGGCAGTGGGAGTACGAAAGCCGGACGGGTCAACCGATCGACGGAATCGTTTCTGACGATGACCTCCGCGCGTTGGGTATCAAGGTACCCGTACGACCTGTGTTCTTCACCGTCGAAGGGCACATGTCCGACATGTTTGTTGGTCCTTGTGCTTTCGTCGCTCAGACGTTGGAGCAGGAGGGCCGTGTCTGGTGGCGACCGACCGGGTACGACAACGTCTCATTACCGTTCAACAACCAGTCTGGTCGTGAAGAACTAGTTCGTCGTGTGGAATCCGAGTCCAAACCAGGCGTGCCAATAATCTTCGCAGGGTTCAGCCAAGGCGCGCAGGTACTTTGCGAGTTCATGGCTAAGGATCTCTTAGACCCCAAGGGCCGTCTGCACTATCGGCTACCAGACTTCGTCAAGGGTATCGCGTTCGGAAACCCGAACCGTCTGATCAACCAGTGTGCCCCCTGGGTTCCAGATCCGCCCGAGCCCGACACACAGGGAATCATGGACTGGCACTTCGACTTCACTAAGTACCCCGAGCTAGCCGGAAAGTGGCAAGAGCACTCTCGCACTCGGGATTGGTACGCCGAGAACAAGCTTGACGAGGCCGGTGCCAACATGACGGCTATCGCAAAGATCATCACCACGAACTCGTGGATCGGTGGTCCTGCGTCAATCGTGGCTCGAATCATGGACCTATTTGTCAACCCCTTCGACGGGTTGATCGACATCGTGTGGGCGATCGTCCGCACCTTCATGGGTATCGCGCACCTAGAGGCCCACGGCACCTACGACCTGAACCCCGTTCTGGATTGGTTTAGGCAAGACATATAGCGAGGACGCATGAACATCGCAGTGGTTGCCGACACCAAAGATCGGGCTGTAGCGATTGCTGACGATCTGGGGTTGGACAGGGAACTCACGTTCGGGTCCAGATCCCACCTGTCATTTGAGGGACTGATAGCTGATCTGGTCCTGATCGACTCTGACGCAACCATTCCCGAGATATTCATGCAAACCATTTACGGCGTCGTGATCAGGCGCAACGGCAAGGTTCGGCGGATCTCACTACAACCAGACATCTAAAGACAGGGGGTCGGGGTGGAACGTACGTGCAAACAGTGCGCCACCCCCATCCCACCTACTAAAAGGCCTCACGCGATCTACTGCGATCGCAAATGTAAGGCTGCATCGTGTGAGAAGAGAAGGCCGCAGAGGGACCACGCCGCCAGATATCTAAAGGAGCGGGAACACAGACTCGCGTATGCCCTTGATACCCACCGTATGAGAGCCGCTGCGCACAAGCGCAGATCTCGGGTTAGAGGTGCTGAGCACTTCGCTTTCACGAAGCGTGACTGGGCGCGGCTAGTAGCTAGGTATAGAAACTGCTGCGCGTACTGCGGTCAGCAGAAGCCACTTACCACAGAGCACATCGTGCCTCTCTCAAGGGGAGGTAGGCACTCTGCCGGAAACATTGTACCGGCTTGCTTTTCGTGCAACTCCTCGAAGCGGGATCGCTTCATAACGGAGTGGAAACTACACATCCCCTCGCCGCACCACAGGAGGGGTAGATGCGTTATCCAGGAGGGAACGGCGAGGTAGCCCCTCAGCCACCGCACGTAAGTGGACCAGTATGGGCCAAGAATGTGGACGGCTCGTGGCACCTTCCCGAGAAGACACTCGGGTGGGAAGTGCTGAACTGGTGGGCGGAGTACGTCAACTCCCCCGGTCCCGATGGTGGACCGTTCATACCGACACTAGAACAAGCCAGATTTGCGTTGTGGTGGTACGCCGTCGACGAAAACGGTAAGTACTCGTTCCGCGAGGGAGTCTTCCGACGTCTGAAAGGTCATGGGAAAGACCCATTTTGCGCCGCACTAGCTTTAGTGGAGCTGTGTGGCCCGGTCAGCTTCTCGCACTTCGATGAGAACGGCAATCCCGTTGGTAAGCAACGACACGCCGCGTGGATCACGGTAGCAGCGGTCTCCCAGGACCAGACGAAGAACACCTTCCGTCTGTTCCCGGTGATGATCACGAAGCGGTTGAAATCCGAATATGGTTTGGACGCTAACCGATTCATCATCTACGCCGACAACGGCGGGTGTATCGAAGCGGCTACCTCGTCCGCTGCGTCTATCGAAGGCAACCGTCCGACACTGGTTATCGAGAACGAAACCCAGTGGTGGGGTACAGGACCGGCCGGTGAGGTCAACGAGGGCCACGTCATGCACGGGGCCGTCGTCGGAAACCTGACGAAGATACCTTCAGCCCGTCGACTAGCGATCTGCAACGCGCACATCCCAGGCAACGACACAGTCGCAGAGCGGGATTATGACGCGTGGCAAGACATCCTGGGCGGTAAGTCGGTCGTCACCAACATGTTGTATGACGCAATCGAAGCTCCCGCAGACACCCCGGTATCGGAGATACCGCCGCAGTCCCAGGACCCCGAGGGGTTCGAGATAGGCGTAGCGAAACTCCGTGAGGGTGTCGAGATCGCCCGTGGGGACTCGTATTGGCTACCGGTGGACGAGATTGTCATGTCCATCCTGGACACGAAGAATCCGATCACCGAGTCCCGCCGAAAGTTCCTGAATCAGGTTAACGCTACTGAGGATTCGTGGATCTCCCCAGCCCAGTGGGACCGCTTGGCGATGACCGACCCCTTGTACAAGCTGAACAAGGGTGAGCAGATCACGTTGGGATTCGACGGGTCTAAGTCTAACGACTGGACAGCGTTGGTTGCGTGCCGGGTGCACGACGGGATGCTGTTCCTGATCAACGCGTGGAACCCCGCGATGTACCCGAACGAAGAGGTACCCCGAGAAGAGGTAGACGCCACAGTGCGTTCGTGTTTCGCAGCGTACGACGTGGTGGCATTCCGGGCAGACGTCAAAGAGTTTGAGGCGTACGTAGATCTGTGGGGCAACGACTTCAAGAAGGAAGTCAAGATCAACGCCTCACCCAACAACCCTGTGGCCTTCGACATGCGTGGAAACCAGAAGAAGTTCGCGTTCGACTGCGAGAGGTTCCTAGACGCAGTACTTGAGCGTGAACTCGTACACGACGGTCACGCCATTCTCAGAACACACGTGTTGAACGCCAAGCGATTCCCCACGACATACGACGCCATAGCGATACGAAAAGCGACTAAGAGCAGCAAGAAGAAGATCGACGCAGCCGTTTGCGCGGTGCTCGCTTTCGGCGCAAGACAGGAGTTCTTGATGAGCAAGCGCTCGCACAGCACCGCTGGAGAGGTACTCGGTAACAGTAATCACCACAACGGAACTGGCTGGTCTCTTGGATGAGTGACTATGACCCCATCTTGGAGAAGTTGTCTAATCGACTTGCCGGACAGAAGGGTTGCCTGGAGGAGTCCAAGGCATACCGGGAATCTACATACAGACTCAAGACAATTGGTCTTGGAACCCCGCCCGAGATGCGGTACTTCCGTACTCACGTGGGTTGGCCAGGTCTGTACCTACGTGCGCTAGACGAACGCCTAGACGTCGAGGGATTCCGAGTAGACGGCCAGTCCGAAGGAGTTGAAGAACTCTGGAAGTGGTGGCAAGACAACGGCCTTGACGAAGAGTCGGGTCTGGGCCACATGGACGCGTTCACCTACGGACGCTCTTACATAACAATAGCCCGGCCCCTACCTGATGACGAGATCGATTCTCCGATTATCCGATTGGAGTCCCCGTTGTCGATGATCGCCGAGATTGACCCCCGAACCCGGAAGATCACCAGCGCGGTGCGTCTCTACAAAACAGACCCGACCACCGGCCCGGAGGGTACGGATATCGCTGACGCAGCGACGCTGTTCCTACCAGACAAGACCGTGTACCTGAAGAGATCCGCTGGTCCTATCCACCAATGGGTTACAGACGGAAAACCCGTCGAACACAAACTGGGTGTAGTCCCTGTGGTTCCGCTGACCAACCGACACACGCTGTCGGACCTACACGGAACGTCGGAGATCACCCCGGAACTGCGGACCCTGACGGATGCCGCAGAACGAACCCTGATGAACCTCCAGTCGGCCTCGGAGCTCATGGCTGTGCCGCTTCGGGTGTTCATGGGTGTATCAAGGGATCAGCTGGTTAGTGAAGGTGGCACGGCCACCGTGGACGAGGCGTACTACGCCCGCATCATCACGCTTCGAAACGAGTCTGCCCAGGCATTTGAGTTCTCAGCGGCAGACCTTCGGAACTTCACCGCGGAGCTGTCCGAACTAGCGAAGCAGGTAGCTTCGTACACAGGGCTTCCACCCCAGTACCTATCCTTCTCTTCCGACAACCCCGCTTCGGCTGAGGCCATCATCGCAACAGATTCCCGGTTGGTGAAGAAGTGCGAACGCAAAGCCAAGATGTTCGGCGGTTCGTGGGAGCAGTCGATGCGCATCGCCACAAAGGTCATGGGTAAGAAGGTCCCTGAAGAGTACAACCGTCTGGAGACCGTGTGGCGTGACCCGTCGACACCTACGTACGCCGCCAAGGCGGACGCGGCGACCAAGCTGTACGCCAACGGTACTGGAGTCATTCCGAAGGAGCAGGCTCGCAGGGACATGGGGTACACCCAGACTCAGCGCGAGAATATGCAGGAATGGGATAAAGAGGAACGTACGACGTTACTAAGCGACCTCTACAGCCAGACCAAGGCAGTAGCGGACGCTACCCCCAAGCCTGATCCTAAGCCAGCCGCCAAGGCCGGTAATAGCAAGTGAGCCCGGAGGAGTACGCGGCGGCACTACTAGCCATCTCCTCAGCGGTAGCCAAGTACGTAGAGTCGTTCTCTCAGTTCATAATTGCGGCAGGACAATCGCTTTCCCTGACCCACTGGACTAGGTCTCTTCAGTTGTTGTTCCCGGTTGTACAACAAGGCCGTTGGGACGCAGCAGTACTAGGTCGAGAGTTCTACGACTACCAGCGCTCGGTTCACTTCCCGGATCTTCCTCGCCACGATCGGTTCATCGAGAACTACGAGTTTTCAGACTTTGTATTCGACATGGAGCCGGTGCGGCAGGATCTGATGGAGATTCGATCTAGCCGCGATGCGGTGGAGCACATGGCGTTACGTGCGGTCCGTTCTGTTGAGAACGGAGCCCGACGCCAGATAATCCAAGCCGTCGAATCTGATGTGGATGTTGCGGAGGAAAACCTACGCAGCAAGTCCAAGCGTGTACAGGGTTGGGCGCGTGTCGCCACGGGTCGTGAGACCTGCGCCTGGTGCCTGATGCTGATATCCCGTGGTCCGGTCTACATGGACGCTGTTACAGCGGGTTTGGACCTGGATCACCTGAGCGCCGTGGAGATGCACCTGAACGGGGAAGACATCTCCGACTACATGGAGCAGTGGCATACCGGATGTGACTGCAAGGTCGTACCGGTATTCAAGAAAGAGCTTTGGGCCGGAAAGTCTGCTCAGCGAAAAGCCGAAAAGGCTTGGGCAGAAGCTACAGACGAAGCCCTAAAGCTCCGAGAAGAACAGCCCGGTCGTGTGTACACGTCAGGGAAGAACAAGGGTAAACCGATCACGTTGAACGACGACGTGATTAACGCCCTGCGCCGCAAGCTATCTCGCGGCGATATCAAAGCCGAAGACTTCGCGTTCGTCGCCTAGCACTTCGTCGGCCCGTCACATCCAAGCGCCCCAGGTGGGCGCTTTTTTCATGCCCAGGAGGCACTTACATGTCAGAAACCGTCACTCCGAGCCCGGAAGCCCCCACCCCCGAGGCACCGAAGCCGACACCGCCCGTTCAGAAGTCGTCTAAAGAAGACGAGCTTCCCGACTGGGCACGTCAGCAGATCACATCTGCCAACCAGGAAGCGGCCAACACCCGCGTCCAACTCCGAGAGGCCAAGACAGCACTTTCGGCAGCACAGGAGCAAGTTGCTTCTCTCACTGCCGAAAAGACCCAGGCGGTCAGCGCTAGTGCCTCGATTCAAACCGACTTCGACAAGTTGGTTACGGCTGTAAAGGCACTCGCCCCTGAAGACAACAAGAAGTACTTCTCTTTTGCGAAGACGTTGCAAGGGGTTTCGGAAGACGACCTGACAAAACATGCAGCAGAACTGACGTCGCTCTTTGCAATTCAGACGAGCGCATCGCCCGCCTACGACCGGTCTCAAGGCCAGTCCGGGGACCAGCTGGCGCAGGACGTCGGCGCGCAGTTCGGCGCATTCATGACTAACCAACTAACCAAGTAAGGAGCCCCTGTGGCTACTTTGAACGAGCTGGCACCGAATACGCCAGACGTCAACCACCAGGGCCGGTTGGCCCACGTCCCTTCGGATCTTCTTCCTAAGGAACTGGTTGGTCCCATCTTCGACAAGGCGCAGGAAACCTCGCTTGTCCTGAAGATGGGTCAGACCATCCCGGTTGGCTACGGCGACACCGTAATTCCGACGACCGTCAAGCGTCCCGAGGTCGGTCAGGTCGGCGTCGGTACTTCCAACGAGCAGCGAGAAGGTGGCGTCAAGCCCCTGAGCGGTACGGCCTGGGACACCCGGTCGTTCGCGCCGATCAAGCTGGCGACCATCGTTACCGTCTCGGAAGAGTTCGCGCGGACTAACCCCAAGGGCCTGTACACCCAGCTCCAGGGTGACCTCGCGTACGCGATCGGTCGTGGTATCGACCTCGCCGTGTTCCACGGTAAGAGCCCGTTGACCGGTTCGGCTCTACAGGGCATCGACACCGCCAACGTCATCGCCAACACCACCAACGTCAAGAACCTGACGGCGGGCGACGTCTACAGCGGTCTTATCGACGGCTACGACCTGGTGAGCGCGAACTCGAACAACGAGTTCGACGGCTGGGCGGTTGACCCCCGGTACCGTTCGACCCTGGTCCGTGAAGGCGCCTGGCGCGACAACAACGGCAACATCGATCCGGCCCGAATCAACCTGGCAGCCCGAGGCGGCGACGTCTTGGGTCTCCCGGCGCAGTTCGGGCGCGCTGTTGGTGGCGATCTGGGTGCGGCTACCGACTCCGGTATCCGCGTCTTCGGTGGCGATTACTCGCAGCTGCGCTACGGGTTCGCTGACCAGATCCGCGTGAAGATGACCGATACCGCGTCTATCTCTGACGGTACGAACACGTACTCGATGTGGCAGACCAACCAGCTCGCCATCCTGATCGAAGTCACCTTCGGCTGGGTGCTCGGCGACAAGGAAGCGTTCGTCAAGTTCACGCACGGTCCTTCGACCTACACCGTGACGCTGGGTAGCCCGTCTTCGGGCAACTTCACCCTGACGCTGAACGGTAAGACCACGGCCAACATTGCGTACAACGCAGCGAATTCCGCTGTGAAGTCCGCGATCGTCGCGCTGGACGACGGTTACACCACCGACAACGTGACCGTAACCGGTTCCAACGGTGGCCCTTACACCGTGACCGTTCCGGGTCTGTTGTCTATCGACGGCACCGGCCTGACCGGTGGTAGCACCAGCGTCGTACTGGTCTAGTCGATACCCCCAAGGGGAGCCTTCGGGCTCCCTGCGGGGGCTCCCCGAATTGAGGTGAGATATGGCATACGCCAACAGTACTGACGTATCAAATCGTCTGGGACGGGAGCTAAGCGACGAAGAGGCGACGTTAGTCAACACACGTCTGAACGACGCGGAGCTTCTTATTAGAGCCCGTGTGCCCGATCTGGACGACCTTATCGATGACGAAACAATCGACGTCGAGATAGTCAAGATGATCGAGGCCAACGCGGTCGTTCGATTGGTGCGAAACCCGAACGCGTACACCGGAGAAACTGACGGGAACTACTCATATCAGATCAACTGGAAGACAGCCACAGGTGAGCTGGAAATCCTAGACAACGAGTGGGCACTACTCGGCGTGGGTTCAGCGGTGTTCTTGATAGCCCCGAAGCTGCCCACCCCGTGGTCAAACCCCGAGATGTTCGGTCGGCCCTCCCCCGAGTTCTGGTACGACCTATGAGCCAGCTAGAAGTGATGAACGCGGAAGTCGTTGTCCACCCGCAAGTCGATGTAGTCAACCGGCACCAGAACACAACCACTAAGGCATCCGACACGGGTATCGAAACACCCGCCCGTATCCAGGTTGCCTCCTCGTCTGGAACTTCGGCCCGACGTGCCGAGCAGGACAACGAAGGGTTTGAGTCAGAAGTCTTCTACCGCATCCGGTTCCCTCGGTCGTTCGACAACGAACACGGGATCTTGGGCATGCAATCCCAGATCTACTGGGAGGGCAAGAAGTACGGGATCTTCGGAATCCCCCAGAGGTACATGGGATCACCTCGTACAGCTCACATCGAGTATTTGATGCAGAGGTCTTGATGTCCGTAAGACTCATCGGTGAAAAGGATATGAACCGTGTGGTCTCACACCTCGAAGGTGTTCACTCCGAGGTAGGTGACGCAGCCCGCAGAGTGGAAAAGAACGCCGAACGTCGGTTGGCGATGCACCACGACACAGGCGCCGCGCACATCACCCGCACCGAAGGCGACGTCGACTGGTTCGTGAACCTAGTTGACGAGGCCGCGTTGTCTATTGAGTTCGGTCACTGGGTAGAGGGTAAGTACAAAGACAAGGATCACCCCCAGTACGTTCCGGGTCTGTACATCCTGTCTACCGGTGCTGGCCTAGACGCCGCACCCAAGTCAGGACCCAGACGGGGGCGTAAGTAATGCCCTCGCTACCACTAGTACAAGACGTCGTAATAGAGCTTTTAAAGACCGCATTCCCGGATGCCCTGATCGATTCATGGGTACCCAACGTCGACTTCCGCACCTTCCCCCTCATCAACGTTCGCCGTATAGGCGGCGCTCGCCACGGTACACACCCAAACAAGTTGGGGTTACCGGTAGTTGAGCTGACGGTATACGGGAACGTCGGGGTGGACGAGACGCACGAGCTGTATGAGGCCGTACTCGATGTCCTCTATGACGCCGTGCAGAAGCAGACCCAGACAGCCCACGGGTACCTGCATTCGATCAAAGAAACCATGGGCGCCACCCAGTTTGACTCTCCGATGACGGACACCTGGCGCGTCCAAGGGCTAATCCAATTCGGCCTACGGCCACTTAGAAATTGAGGAAACAATGGCTCTTGATGATGACGCCGTTATCACAGCTGCCGTAGGCTACGTCTACACCAACTCCGTGGGTGCGGCAGCACCCAGCCCTGCCGAGATCGACGCGTTCGACCCGGTCACCTTCGGTGCTCAGACCCAGAAGGTAGAGGCATCTACAGCCTCCACTCTGACAGTAGGGGCGCAGGTCACCGCGTCCCTACCCACTACATCCACAGCCGCAGCCGTTCAGACGGCGCTAGAGGGATTGTCCACGGTGGGTGTAGGTAACGTGCTGGTGGTCGGGTCTACTGATCCCACAGACACTCTGGCAGACGGATTGAATGTCACGTGGGTTGGCGCCAAGCTGGGACAGACTCTCACACTAACCGCTTCTACCGCCACGGTTACCGCTGTCACCGCAGCCAACGGCTGGGTTATGACCGGCCACACCTCTCGGGATGATCTCCCGGAGTTTGGCAAGGACGGCGGCGACACCGAGGTCAAGGGCACCTGGCAGAACAAGGCGCTTCGCGAAACGCTATCGGGCGACCCCCGAGTCGACTTCGTGACGGTGAAGCTCGAACAGTTCGACAAGAAGAACCTGGAACTGTTCTACGGCCCCGACGCAGCCAGTACCGCAGGGGTATTCGGTGTGGACGGATCGTTCACACCCGTTGAGAAGGCTGTTCTCATGGTCATCGTTGATGGTCAGGCATCGATCGGATTCCACGCCCCGAAGGCGTCAATCCGTGGTGACGACTCTATCGACATGAGCGTAGACGGATTCACCGGATTCCCAGTTCGATTCACGTTCCTGAAGATGGGCGCTCGCCGCCTATTCGATTGGATCTCCGGGGTTTTCCTGGATTAAGGACTTGACACACCACAGTGTGTCGTCTGACCGGGGAGGGACCTACCTAGGCGGGCCGGGTCCCTCCCCTCTTCTATAGGCCCGCCAAAATACTTGAAAGGCCCGCTATGACTAACACTTTCACTCTTGCTGACATGGTTGCGGATGCAGACGAGAAGTACGCCCCGGTAGCGCTTGATCTGGGGGGTGGAGATGTTGTAACCCTCCGTAACGTGCTTCGCATCAAACCCGGACCCCGCAAGGAAGCTCTATCCCTGATCAAACAGATTCAGTCCCTTACTGAGTCGACAGATGAAGGCGCCGAGATGTCCGAAGAGGATCTCGACACCGTCAACGAAATACAAGAGAAGATTCTTGGTCTCGCAGCGGATAAACCAGAGCTTCTAGCCGAGGCTATCGGCGGTGATCCAATGATCATCATGGAGATCTTCAACCGGTGGATGGAGTCCACACAAGCGGGGGAAGCCTCCAGCTCGGAGAGCTGATAGACGAACACGGGCAGTGGATCGCTGCCGACTTGAAGGACACGTACGGCGTGGATATCCGGGACGTTATGGTCCCGGATTCCGGCGTGACCCCTCGTTGGCTTCTAGTACTTATTGCCGGTCTGGACGAAGAGACCCGGTACGCCGCGTCTTGTCGTGGGGGACAACACCTTAGACGTTGGACCCTGGACCGGTATATGTCCGTGTATCGACTTGAAACTCTACGAGCCATTCAGTGGATAAACACCGCTGCCAACTCTAAGAACCGCCCGCCATTCCCGAAGCCCTTCCCGTTACCGAAGGCCAAGCAACAACGTCCCGAGAAGCGCCTAGAGCCTCCGGGTTCTTTCGCGTTCATCGCGAAACAACATCTCGCGGAAGCTAAGAAGAGGAAGGCGTCGTAATGGCAGGAGCAGGTGGCCGCGAAGTCGGTCGAATCTCCATCCGGGTCGTACCCGATACAGATGGCTTCCGTCGCGAACTTAAGCGCCAGCTTGAGGCTATAACCAAGGGTCTGGAAGCCAAGGTCAATATCGACCCCGACCTAGATGGCTTCCGGCAGAAGGTAAACGCCGCTACCAAAGGCTTCGACGCTCACGTACAGGTACACGCCGACACATCCCGCGCACGTGCGGAGATGTTCGCGCTCCAAAGGGCGGGCGGCAACGGTGGCATCTTCAGCACCCTGGGTGCGTCCATATCCGAAATGACGCAGTCGATGGGTAAGTCCATCGCCACCGCAAGGCCCTTCGGTGTCTCGATCGTTGCGATCGCCGCCGCCGCGTCGCTAGCCGTACCCGCCATCGGACTTATGTCCGGTGCGCTGGTGGCACTTCCGGGCATCCTGAGTGCTGTCATCGCACCACTGGGCGCGGTGTTGATGGGTATGCAGGGCATCAAGCAAGCCCTGGTCAACTCGGGATGGGCGGTCTTCGACAAGAAGGGCAAGCTGAAGGCCGGTGAGCAACTGGCCAAGATACAAGACTCGGTATCCAAAGTATTCGAGACCGGCCTAACCCCCGTCTTCAATAAGCTATTGGCGATAATCCCGGCTCTACAAGAGGGATTCGGAGCCATAGCCCAAGGCCTCGTCGGTATGACCGATGGGTTCGTCAGCGCCATCACCTCGGCCAAGGGCCTGGACCAGATCAAGACGATGTTCCGAAACATCGGTGACGCGCTAGGCCAAGCTGGTCCCGGTATCCGCGACTTCACCGCCGCGATGCTGACGCTGAGCACCGAGTTCTCGAAGAAACTCCCCGGACTAGCGCAGTCGTTCAACAACTGGGCAGGCAAGGTGCTTACCTGGGTCGACAAAATAACAGCTAAAGGCCCGGACGGCCTGTCCCAGTTCGACAAAGCCATGAAGGGCCTAGGCGACTCGCTGAAGGCTGCCGGTGGCGCCATCGGAGACCTGTTCCTGAAGGGGTTCGATTGGATCTCCAATCCCGAAAACCCTAAGAAAGTCATATCGTTCATCAACGATTTGAAGACTGCTATCGACGGCTTGTGGCCGATATTGGACAAAACGTTTACGCGGCTAGAGCAGTTGATGAAGACTGCTGCGCCCCTCATAAAGGCTGCCGGGGCATTGTCCAACCTGACGGGTCAGGACAAGACCGGTAGCAACTTCAAAGCGCCGGGCGAAGGACAGGATGGCGGGTCTACAGGTCAGAAGGCTTGGGACGGGTTCAAGAACGGGTTCCTACAAGCTTTCGACCCTGCTTGGCTCGGAAACAAGATCACCGAGATGTTCAATTCTGTTCCGTGGTCAAGTGTTTGGCAGGGCTTGAAGGATTCGTGGAATGCCGTCCTTGGATTCTTCCAGGGCTCAGTATCGTTCTTCGCCAACCTGGGATCGTCCATTGTGTCCGCATTTTCGAGTGCTTGGAACGGAATCGTCCAGGGCTTCTACCAGGTTAACGCTAGCATCGCGGACGCGGGCTCCCAGATCATGGCCGAGGTCGGCTCGTGGCCCGGAAAGATCCAATCGTTCTTCGCTGACGCGGGGTCGTGGTTGGTCTCTGCGGGGGAAAACATCGTTCGAGGTCTCATCGCCGGTATCGGGAACATGATCACGGCGGCTGTAGCCAAGGCGAAAGAGCTTGCAGGCGCGGTGAAGAACGCTGTTGCCGGGTTCCTGGGTATCCACTCCCCCTCGCGGGTTATGAACGAGTTGGGCCAGAACACCGGTCAGGGTTTCGCTGATGGCCTAGAGGCGCAGAAAGAGAAGATCACCAACGTAGCCACCGACATCGCCAAGAGCGTCAAGGACCAGTTCGGTATCGACCTTCCGGGGTTGGGACAGAAGGGTCTTGACGCTGCGTGGGGATTCGGAGAAGCCAACGGCAAGCAACTGATGTCAGACCTCGGTATCGGCGGCGGTGCACTAACCGCCGCGCTGGACCAGGGCCTCCAGTTCGGAAAGCAGATGTTAGGCAACGGATTAACGCAGATCTTCAACACGTCGAACGTGGACGACACGATCGCGGTCAAGAACAACCAATTGAACAGACAAGCGCTCGGAATTGTGGGTCGCGGATAGGTGGTGAACGTTGATCGCAGAAACCGTCATTGAGATCGAAGGTTGCAACGGTCAATGGGCCACCATCGCAGGACCGCAAGAGGGCGATCGGGGTATGCACCTAGCCACCGATATTCAAGGGTTCTTTGATCCGCCCGTGAAGGTTGTATACGAGGAGCCGGGGAACTACCCCGGCGCCCGGTACCTAAACCACCGAATCCTGCGCCGCGACATGACGTTCGGTATCTGGATACTGAACGATGACGAGCACGGTGAGAACTCGTGGCAGTCCCGTGACTCCGAGTGGCGGAAGATGTGGGACTACGACAAAGACACCTACATCCACATAACCACAGAGGATTCCGGTCGTCGGACGTTGAAGTGTCGTCTCGGGGAAGCGATGGAGGTCGATCTACGCACCGACCCCCACGGCAACACGATGAACCTCGTCAAGATGACGGTTATCGCAGGCGACCCGTTCTGGTATGGCGAAGAGGCGACGTGGGAGGCGGAGTGTCAGAAGGACACTACGTTTAACCCGATCCTTATGGATCTGCCGTTCCCGTGGCCGCTGGCTGAACTCCCCAAGGAAACGCTGTACATCGAGATCGCGAACGGTGATCCGCAGCATGGCCTAAATCCAACGGACCAAACAGTATTCCCGAAATGGTCAGTACCCGGCTCCGAGCTTCCCCCGTCAGAGCCGTACATCCCGTTTCTCCCATGGCTCGGTGCACCCACCTCCCCCGCGACTATCTGGACAATCCCGGACTACTCGTTCGATGATCCCGAGTTCGCTAATCGCAGGTTGCGACTGCCCTCGCTGATAGGGGGCATGCGGTTCGCTTCTGTGCAGGTGGTGAACATCGTCGGTAAGCCGACGTCGGGCACATGGAATCTGACTTACAACGGTCAGTCAACCGTGAACATATCCCGCACCGCTTCTGCCGCAACGGTTCAAGCGGCGCTAGAGGCATTACCCGCTATCGGAGCGGGCAACGTCGTAGTCGACGGTGGACCGGCGTTCCTGGTTGGGACTCGTCCGTACACCGTGGCTTTCACCGGAGATCTCGCGGGTACACCCGTGAAGTTGATGACCGGTTCGTCTTCGTTCAGCCCTACAACGGCTTACGTGCAGGTGTTCGAGTCCAACACGGGGTACACCGCTGGTGCCGAAGACTGCGCGATCGATACAGACCCACGGGTCGAACAGATCACCGCGCTTAACGGATCACCTGTGTGGCAACGGATGAACGGCGTTCGGTTCCGAAACTCGATTCCGCCGTGGACAAAGACCGCCACATTCGAGATCACTGTGTCGGGAGCCAGGCCGGGCCAGATGGTGCAGCTTCGCGTACCCCGCCCGTGGTCGCGCCCTTGGGGATTGGAGTAGCTCGTGTCGATCCGATCCAAGGAGGATGCACAATTCCTGTGGGACCGGGTCATGGAGTCCCGCCGCTGGCGCGAGAAGCAACGCCTAAAGCCGGTCCTCACCCGTCTCTGGGACGGCGACTACAACCTCCGTGGTGTAGTCGCAGGGGAGCGTAGAGGCCAGTTCGAGTTTATCGACAACGACACCGGCACAGCGTCTTTGCAGCTGTCCCTAGACCACTACCTCGCTAAGTGGGTAATGGACTTCAAGGGGCGCCAGAAGCGCAACGTCCACGTCACCTTCGATAAGCAGGGTGCCCGTTGGTCCGGTCGTATGGAGTCCTACCGCGTTGTCCGTGAAGAGTCTGGCGACTGCTACCTAGAGATCACGTTCCTTCACGACATCGAAGAACTCAAGCACATGTACTGCTGGGCTAACCCGTTCCTACGCCCCGAGTTCCAGTTCCCGAAGATGTGGGTTATCTTCGGACCCGCCAAGTGGTGCCTGTTGGTCACGTTGTTCGTCAACCTATTCCGGTTGGAGACGTCGTGGCTCACTCTGCCTGACAACCCACTCGATCCAACAGAGTGGATGGGCCTGTCGTTCCTGCCGTCGAACTGGCGGAACATCTGTTCCCCGTTGGACATCCTGGACGACAACTCCAACATAGCTATCGTCTTCTCTCGGTTCAAGTCGATGTTCGACGTAGCCAAGCGAGTCATGGACGACGCCCAGTTGTCTTGGGTTCCTCGTCGCTACCTCAAGGGCGAAGACCCACATCCGTTCGCGCACAAGTACGGCGGCGTTCTCAACGAAACCACCTTCCCGCTCCGCAACGGCTGCCTTGTCTGGGACATCGAAGACAAATCCGGCTGGGGTACCGAAACCGCTTTCGGCGGTTCGATCCTCGTCGGTTTGGTCCGTGCGATCGTCAACATCGCATCTGACGGAACGACCGAAGGTGTAGAGGTCTACCACGGTGACCCGACCTACCCCGGCGAGTACTACGTCCCGTGGTTCCTCGGCACCAACCCGAAGGCCCCACACGTGGTGTTCCAAGAGGGTCCGCTGACCGGTATCAAGTCCTCGGAGTTCAAGTACTACGAAGCCACCGACACGTCGTTCCTAACCGGTGGGCAGTCTATGCCCGGCGTTAACGAGGCGATCTCGGCGGTTATACAGATGGGCGGAGACCTACTCGCGGCGCATATCTCGGCTGCCATCGAAGTACAGCTTCCGCCTATCGGTGGTGCTATAGACGCAATCGCCAACCCGATCTACTCAAACACGATCCTCGCGTTCATGGAGGTTCCCACCCTCCGGGCGATGGAACTCTCACTACCCCTTCCGGGTCTTGAGAATGCCATCACCGGCCTGGGTGACTTCCACTACTACGAGGGTTGGGCGGACGGTGCCGACAAGGCGTTCACGCTCTCCGCGATCATGGCGATCCGGGCAAAGATCTGGGCAACCAGGGCTCATACGTCACACACGATAAAGATCTCGGACGCTGCCCCGTACTACATCGGTGCACCCGGATACGGCCACTTCTGGCTCGGAGACCGTATTGGTACAACGGTTCTCGGTTTCCCTGACCCGTACACGATCTTCGTAGAACGCGTTAGCAAGCTGACGTACGCGTGGGGTAAGGACGGGGACGAAGGCTGGACTGCCGATGTCGGCTACCGCGAACCGCAAGATCCGATGCTCAAGACGTTCGAGATGATCCGCGACCTTAACTCGTCGCTGGGTGATCTCGGCGTTCTGTAACCGCGTACCAAAACCTCTACACAAGAACCCTTTGTGTAAAGGATTCCCTACGAAAGGCCCGCCATGACCTTCAAACCCGGCATCCCTACACAGCAAGAGGCCGACCCTGACAACCCGGAGGAGCACTTCCTCTGGGCTCTGCGGAATATGCCGACGTTCGCCGGTATCGGTGCGGTGACGCACCCCGGTTTCCTTAGGCAGTGGTCTAAGCATCTGTGGGAGTGCGGGTTTAGGCATCGCGACTACTTGGAAGGGCTGGCTGACGACAACGGCAACATCAACGTCAGCCAGCTCCCCGAGCAGACGATAGAACTTCAAGGCGCGTTCCGTGGCCCTAGCCACATCTACAACAACGCCGCCCGGTGGGTACCTGTCGGCACGGCCAGCCCACCGCCCGTGGTCCTCCCGGACACACGCGAAATGACCATCCAAGAGAGCGACGTCATGCTCCAGCAATTCGAGCGGGACGGTCGTCTTCCGGGGCCTCTACCCCGCAGAGATGTTGCACAAGAACTTAATCGAGAGGAGCCGGACAATGGCTGAGAACGACCCCATGGACACGGGCGGTCTTGTCGTAGATGACGACGACACGTTCGAGGAGATCGTGAAGAAGGCAACAGAACCCGTTGTGGTTCGTGCCGGTCTGTTCGCAGTCGCGAACCTGATTGCCGTGATCGTGGGTAAGCAGGTTCTGGACCAGGCCGCGATTGAAGCCATCATGGCCGTGTACGGCGTGGTCGGTCCGATCATCCTGGGATTGTGGATTCGTAGACACGTCACACCGAAGTGAACATCACTCCGTTCAACCCGGACGATTGGATGGATGTCGTTGTCCTGTTTGGTCTCAGTATCTCTGGGCTACTGGCGGCGGTTCTGCCGGTGTGGTTGAACCTGCGAAAGCAGAACCGGGATCTGAAGACTATCAAACACGAAGTCAAGAACGACCACGGTACCAACCTACGAGCCGACATAGACCGGCTCACAAAGGCTGTCGAGACCGGGTTCTCAAACATGGAGCGGGACATCTCCGATCTTCGCAAGGACGTTCAGCAAGAACGTGAAGACCGGATCGAAGGTGACCGCCTACGACTGATTAGGGGGCACAGGTGACAACTCCGAACCAGCCCGCCCCCGATGGCGCTTACGTAATCGGCGGGAACAACGCCAACGGCAGCGGGTTCAACTTCGGCCAGGACATGACGGAAGCCGCAGCCAAAGCGCTGTACATGCCGATCGTTTCGTTCGTGGACCAACTCGGTGCCTTAGCCGCGAACCTGCTCAAGATGCCCCTAGAGGTACTTAAGCAGTTCATGCCCGCCATCCCCGGCGCTACTGCCGGTATGTTCAAAGACGTTCCTACAGCGGTACAAACGATCATCAACTGGTTTACCGGTCTCGGAAAGCTGTTGCTAGTCGGGGATTTCCTCGGGTTCCTCCGACAGGTAACCGGTGGGGCATCCGACAACTTCGGTGAGCTTGTCCAAGATTTCATCAACATGCTCAACCCGCTGAACTCGATTCCGTACATCATGTCGGTTCTGAATCAGATCCTCGACATCATCAGCGGCGCGTTCACCGCACCGATCAACGGTGCGCTGGCGATGCTGCAAGACTGGTGGAACGCGCTAACGGGTAAGACGCAGGCGCTCAACGCTGATGACGGTACCCTGGACGCTGGCTCCCTAACTGGGACAGTTGCCAAGACCGCTGTTGAAGGTTTGGTCGACCTGGGTAATGACGTGGTCGGCATAGGTAACGACCTCCTCGCGACGGGACAGGCCATCGTCAACGGATGGTTCGGCGGAACGTCTGGCGGGGGTGCACCTGCCGACGTTCAGTACACGATAGAGACGATCAAGCAAACCGTCATAAACGGTTACACCGTGGACACGATCACGTCCTCGCAGTCCTACGCCAAACCGTCTACAACCCTCAGCGAACTCGTGATTATCGCGATCGGTGGTGGCCGCAACGGCGCGGGTGGTTCTAGTGGTACCACCACACAAGGCGGCGCCCCTGGCTTGGGTGGTGTCAACGGTGGGTACTTGAAGGTGAACCTAGACCCTGCCAGCATCACGTGGCCCGTATCGGTCACTATCGGTACAGCCGGTAACGACACGTCGTTTGGCTCGTACACGACGACCGTTCCGGGGGGCGGTGGTATCCAAGGGGAGTTTGGTTACATAGCCACATCATCCACGCCGGGTAGTGGTGGAGACGGTGGCAGAGGCGGTTACAAGAACGGTACGTCCGCCAACTACGGAACCGTGGGTGAGACCGGTGGTTCGTCTGCGGTGGCCGCGGGTGGAACCGGGGGTAGTCCCTACGTACTACCCGCAACTGTCGGAACCGTTGGGGACACTTTGTCCGCTGGCATCGAAACCAAGTGTGGCGGCGGTGGCGGCGGAGGTGGCGGCGGGGGTAACCCCACGGGCACCTTGGTACAAGCTAAGGGCGCCAACGGCTCCAACGGTGGTTACCCCGGTGGCGGCGGCGGTGGCGGCGGTGGAGGTGCCGGTTACAACACCGGCAGTCAGGGTAGTGGTGGTTCGGGTAGCTTCGGCGCTACCGGCGTCCTATGGGTGTTCTGGAAGGCGTGAGTATGCATACAGCTGAATTGATCTCAGAGTTCCTGCCGCAGTTCTGCCCGAAGACCAACCACTACCGATGCACAGACGGTGACACTACCTGGTACCTACTGATCACGGTTGCCTCGGCTGAATCACTAGCCACCCTGATCAACGTTCCAGTAAGCCAGTTGCACCTACCGAAGACGGTCGACGTCTTTCTCGCCGATGAGAACGCGGTTGTCCTAGACGCTGACTTCGACCCGGCCAACGGTCTAACGCCGCTGTGTCGTATTGATGACTGCACATCGCACGAACAAGCACTGTCCCGTATGGGATACGAGTAATACACAAGAAGCCCCCTACCTGGG